TATGCTAAAAAAAGGGCGGCGGCGGATAAAACCAACCAAAAATACCAATTATTCAAACTCGAAAATAGCTTCTGTATTTTCCCGGATTTTGATGATTTGTCATAATAATACACGGCAGCTGCTATGCTTGATGCAAATATAATAATATCCCATGCGGACAGCACGACAACAAAGACAAGAGCAACGACAAATACTCCAATGGCAAGAATGGCTACACCAAATAGTGCATCAGGATGCTTGTCGAGGATCTTTAGGATTAGGGCTGCGACTATAATTGATGTTAAAATTGTCCAAAACATATGTTATTTTGTATTTATAGCTGTCCAGCTTCCGCGCACTCTCTTGTTCTTGTTAGCCAGTCTCTAAACGCAACATCTTCTGGCTGATCGTCATACCCTTTGTAAATCATATAGGCGGCGTGATTGCACTGTTCTCTTTGAAGCTGAATCATTGAACGAGCATAAAAAGAAAAAATAAAATAAAACAAATAAAGTGCTATGATGCTGAATGTAACCCAGTAGATTCTGTGCGCATTACTCTTTAGAAATTCCATTATTTTCCGTCAACTTTTTGTAAACGCTTATGAATGCCCTGCCTTGTTTTAGGCAGCTTAGCAAAGACCCTTTCCATTTCGGCAGGGGAGAGATTGAGCTTGTCTTTACAGTACGAAATGATTTCGTTGACCCGAGAGTCTTCTAGTCCATTTGGCATATAAGTGAGGTTACCATATTGACAACTTTTTGTCAATGGGTTAGGTTAAGAGATGCTATTCAAAGAACGAGTACAAGAGTATCTTGATTGGTGTTATGCGATCGGATATTCAGAAACAACCTTTACAAGTAAGAAATGGGCTTTTGAGACGTATATTCTACCCTCTGTGGGGGATTTACCCATTTCGTCGCTTAAAGCCTCTCAAATCGCCAAAATAGGCGTTAGAAGGGGCAAGCCTCACACGCACCTCAAGTGTATAGTAACTATACGCGCATATTTGAAGTATCTGCAAGAAGATGGTGTGGATATTCCTTTTGATTACCGTGATATAGCCTATCCTAGTATACCATATAAAAACCCCGTGTCGCTAGACGAGGTTGATTTGGAGCGCATACTGGGGAAGTTGCCTCGTAATAGGTTGGGGGCTCGCACAAGAGCATTGCTTGAAGTTTTGTATTCAACGGGGTTGCGGATTAGCGAGTGCTTGGCGTTGAACTTGAAAGACGTGCCATGGGATACTCGCAGCTTAGTTGTGAAAAACGTGAAGACTGGAGATGAGCAGTATATATACTTTTCAGAGCGGTGTCTGTATTGGCTCAAAGAGTATCTGCTTTTAAGAGCAGATGATCATGAGGCGTTGTTTGTTAATGACAAGGGGACGGCTCGATTAAAACAGGTGACAAGCAGAGCAGCACTTAAAAGACTTCTTGGTGGGGAGGTTGATCATCACGTGTTCCGCAGAACCTTCGTAACACACCTATTACAAAAAGGGGTTGATATTAAATCCACTCAATGCTTGGCTCGGCACAGAAGTGACCGGACAACTTTGCGTTACTACGCTTCAATCAATCAGCGTGTGGCAGAGGATCATCACCGCCGTATTTTCGGCTAGTTTTAGGGTACTCTGTTCACTTATCCACAGGAAGCGCCAAATATAGCTTGACAAAGGCAAGAGTGCTAACTATAATGGAATTAAGACTATGGTGTGAGACTCCTATTTAAGAAGCCGGTATACAGGCTACTTGGATTAGGAGGGGATCATGAAGATGACCCTCATTCAACGGAACCCCTCCTTGAATGGGAGTCTTACCCCATACCCCCGGGAACTTCATCCACAGCAGACTACCGATGACCCTAGCAGGATCTAGGGAGGAGGATAGGAAGCCAGGAACCAAAGGACAACCCTGTAAGCAGAAAGCAAACAAGGACTAACCAATGGGAACTGCTGGAGATAAGAATACGGGGGGAGGGGTGTAGACACCTAATAGGTAACAGAAGCATATGACAGAGTGGGATAAGAAAGATACTACTCATATCAGAATACCAAAGCATTGGAAAGTACCAATTAAAGGGCTGAGTGAGAAGTATGGATATAAACAGATAACAGTGGTCGATTATCTGTTCAAGGGCGAAATAAGTGTTAAGGAATTACAAGAAATGTATGACAGTAGCAATCAACAAGAGCCTAGTGGCTCAAAAGAATCTTGATGGGTGGAATGAGATACCCGCAGATATTAGAGGGCAGTTCAAGGCAAATGAGTTTCGTAGCTGGTCGTCATGGTATCGCAAGAAGATTGATCGGTGTGTGTCTTGCGGAGAGCATAACGTCAGCCTATCAACGATGAAGTATATGGATTGGGATGTTACGAAGTTTGTGTGCTGGGAGTGCCAAAAGAAAGGTCGGATCAACGATATTAAAGATGAACTAAGATAAATGTATGCGTATACAAAGTCACCCATTGTACGACGAAGCAGTAACGCAATTCTGCTTTCGGTACAACATTGACCCGGACGATTTCTATCTACCTTTGTATGAAGAAGAGATCATCCGGCTCATGGAAGAAATGCTAGAAGAACAACAATTACAATATCAATTCTAAATGTATGACAATCATTGCAAAGTTACGGACTATTCAACAAGAGCTTAAAGCACCAAAAGGTCAGACTAATACCTTTGGTGGGTACAAGTACCGGTCGTGTGAGGATATTTTGGAGGCTGTAAAGCCATTACTTGATAAGAACAAGGTAGCGCTGCTTATCAAGGATGAGATGTTACAGGTTGGCGATCGGTACTACGTCAAGGCGACTGCAACCCTTATTGATGAAGCTGATGGTGGAGAAGTATGGGCGACGGCTCTTGCTCGAGAGGAGGAGACTAAGAAGGGTATGGACGCAAGTCAGATTACCGGCGCAGCAAGCTCGTATGCTCGCAAGTACGCCTTGAACGGATTATTCGCCATTGACGATGAGAAGGACGCAGATACACGAGACAACAGCACAAAAGCAGCGAAGAAGACAAAGGGCATTGCTAACATGCCAGCAGACGAGAAGCCCTTGTCGTACAAAGTCTGCCCATTCTGTAAAGCAGAGCATACCGGGCAGTATCCAAAATGTATTGAGTGTTACAAAAAAGAAAAAGCAGGGGCAACGCTTGAGAAAGCCATTCCAGTTCTTGATAACAGCGGGCAACCCTTTTAACAAAAACAAAAATGAAAGACATTAGATTATTCTTAGCACAGGTCGCAATTATATGGATTTCAATTCTCTTTGTGGCAGGAGCGGTTGGGGCGCAAAACGGAGCCTCTCAAGAGGAGCCGGGGACAACCTACTTGAACCCTACTTCCGCTCCACTACACGGAGAAGATGATTACTGCGATCTTGCTGTGGTTGAGTGCAACCATGCTTATACACTTAACTCTACCAATGAAAGAAGTAAAACCATCACCGCAACCGTTACCGCGTACAATACCGTTGAAGCTCAGACGGATTCAACGCCTTGCATTGCTGCTAGCGGTGATAACATTTGCGGTCGCCAAGACGTTGCCGCTTGCCCTCGGGATATTCCTTTGCACACTCGTATTACAGTTGATGGGCGTGACTATTACTGCCTTGACCGCACTGCTCGTAAGTATGATGGTCGGTTTGATTTATCATTCGACAAGGACATTAGAGGAGCACTCGAGTTTGGTAAACGATCTTTGGAAGTAACAATCCACTATGAATAACATTAGATCAGCGAACCCGCATATACATCGAGTAAGTACGTTTAATCGAGTTGCGGTTTTGTCAAAAGACGAGGAGTTTGTGTGCAAGTTTGTCTGCCCGCATTGTCGCAACACTCAACAAGTGACCGTTGGTAAGGGATTTGCAGGCGTAGAGTGTTCATCATGTAAGCGAATGAATTATGAATAAAGAGCAGTTTGAGCAACTAAAGGCAATGGGCAAATGGGCTGTATTAAACTACTACGGCCAAAAGCTCTTGCGTAAAGAATTAACAAGGGAGGAGTATGACAAGGCGATTAAGTTTTGGGACGAAACTTTTGCAAAGGATTTTGTACCGAAGACGGATCCGGAAGGTGACAAAGAACTTACAGGAGGCGAACCGAATGCTCAACAGATTATCTCAAGCCTCGTTAAAGAGTTCGGATCGGCGGGATTAAAAGATACTAAGGAGGATATATCGTAAATAAAAAACCTATGATGTTCAAATGGTTAGCAAAGAAAATACTTACACAGGAGGCTGTTATTGGCTACGCTAAAGACGGTAGGAGATCACTTCCTGTCGATGAGATTCTCAATGAAAAAGTAGACCACGATGACTTTGTCACTTGTGAAAAGTGTAAATGGAAGATTCTTGAAGACAACGCCGTTAAAGGTGAGGGTGAGGTGCGGAAGCGTCAGGTTCATTCTATAAATCCTACGCAGTTTAGAGCAAATTCATTATTTGGCTGCTCTGTATTTCTTCGTGACGAAGACTTTATCTACTACCCATACTACTGTAAGGGGAAGTGTGAGCCTGAAAAGGATAATGAAATCCGTCTAAGGAGTATTGAGGGATTGAATGGTCTTGTTATTTCAGGGTCGGCTGATAAAATCACGTCGTCATCTAAACCCCTCTGCAAGCAATGTGGTCGCATCAAGGGGGAAGTGAAGCGATGTAATGGTAAGAAACATCATAAATGGAAATAAATATGGCATTCCCTGAAAAAACAAAAGTTCTTAAAAGACCAATAGGGTGGGAAGACCTTGGAGAGGTTGAGAAAGCGACGATAGTAGAGGATGGAATCACAGTATACATAACAGACACACATTCTCTCTGCAAGTCAAGAGCTCATATAGGCAAAGAGAATGGCGAGTTGTTCAAGTTTTGCCCACGCTGTTTAGTAAGATAAAAAACAAATATGCAATACAAAAAAGGACAATGGTTAGAATGCACGGAGGATAATTCACATGGCTTCACTCAAGGTAAGTATTATAAGGTGACAGGAGTTTATACAAATGGTCGCATAGCAATCATGGACGATGGTGGGTATGTGCTTGTAAATACTCAAAACTTCATTGACCAACACTTCAAACCAGCCCCAAAGACATGGCAGACACTTGAGGTTGGAGATGGGGTGATTGATTCAGGTGGACACGACAGAACCGTTCTTGAGGTTTCAGACAATTCTTTTCTCATTTCTTACGTGGATAATAAAGACGCAGCCTTGGATTGGTATACCTTCAAAGAGGTTGAAAAGGATGGTTGGACAATCAAAGGAGCAGAGCCTCAAGATAATATTGTAGAACTCACCCTAGAAGAAGTAGCAAAGCTGAAAGGCATTGATGTGAGTAAGTTAAGAATTAAGGAGTAGGGTATGGCAAAGCATATAAGACCTCCCGTGCTATCCGTTGACTCACGACATAACATTATAAAGATTGATTTATGGCACTTGATAGACGGCAAATACTACAACATTATTCAGGAATATGACGGCGACGGAAATGTGGAAAGAATATACACTAATGGCAAACATGAAAACACTTAAAGAGATAGAGGAGGCGTTTGAGTATTATAACGCTGATAAGGGTGGTCAGCAAATCTGGACATCATTACATCTTACGAGCCAGTGGAGCGACTTACCAAAGAGGTGGAAAAAGTCGGAGCGGCTCTAAAAGAATATAAAACATCGGGCGTAAGTTGGAGTGTTCTGGAGAAGTACCTACGAGGAAACGGACACTCACAAAAGACGATTGACGGCTTACTGAAAGATGTAAAAACATTTTATCGGCAAATGGGCATTTTAGATTAACCACTAATAATAAGTCCAGCCAACTAACGGTTGGCTCTCCCTCCCCCGTGTTGAGGGTAAGCTCATCACTCTTCATTCCAATAACAGGTAGCAAAAGCTATCGTCCTGACATTCGCCGTTCTCGGGTACACCATCGAGGCGGAATACCGATAATCAGGATTGGGTGAAATGGTGTGAGTGATGTTGCCTTGTTTGCTCTCAACATTGGGGAGGGGGAGTAAATCTTGATGTGTTGGGCTACCGTATGACGGCTCGTTAAAGCATTGAGTTTCCCTCCCAAGAGAACTCAATACGCCCCTGTTATGCGAACGGTTAATTACCTAAGCCGAGGGGGCAGAGCATATACTGAAGTACAAGGTGTATGTGCAGTAGGTGGAAGCCCTACTCCCCTATGGGGATCATAAATAACAAGAGAGGTATATGAAGGCAACATATTCGATAATTAAACAAATAGGTAGGTACTTTTTAGCAAAAGATTATATTACAGGTGGGTATTTTTTAGGCAAAAGAAGCGGCGGGTGCTATGTCGTGTTGTTTTCTTTTGGTAAACGAAATATTACTTGACATAAAAAATAATAAATAACAAGAGAGATATGAAGGATATAAAATATCGCCAACGAGTTAATGGCAAATGGCATTATTGGGGTTTCTTGTCAGATGGGTTCACCGCCCCTTACGAAAAGTACGAGAGTAACGCTTTCACAGGTCTCCACGACAAGAACGGCAAGGAGATTTATGAGATGGATATTGTTGCATTTAGAAACAAATACGACTGGGATACAGATGAATCAGGCGAATGGTCTCTTGACCACGTCGGCTTAGTAGAATGGAGAGAAGAAGATTCAATGTATGCAATAGTAGACAAATTAGGCGACCCAACATACCACTACCAACTTGCTCACGCAGAGTTTGGCATTGAAGTCATCGGAAACATCTATGAGAATCCAGAACTTATTAAATAACAAGAGAGGTATGACAATTCATGTGTGTTCGAATATAAAGTGTGGAGCTTGTCAATGTGAGTATTGTCCACTCCATTATAATGGATGTCCTCAATGTGGACTTGGGACGGTTTCCGTGAAAACTACAACCTCCACGCAACAAGAACAGTTTACAATTACTTTACAATAACAAAGCCTATGACACAAGAAGAGCAAAAATATCAAGAATTTCGTGCTATGGGGTATAGTCACATAGAAGCGAGAGAGCTTACATTTAAACATTTCGAAATAACCTATGGCAGACACAATAACAACTGAATGTAAGGTATGTGAGCAGGTGACAGACCTCATCCCATCTCTTGATGGAGGCGTGTGTGATGAGTGCAGGGCAAATGAAGCTCAACAGGAGCTAGTCTCCTTCGCAGGTACCACTAAATACTTCACCAAGGACACTAAGGTCTGCAAGGACTGTAGCTTTGAAGGAAGGCACGGTCACTCTAAAGAATGCAAGAAGGATGTATGACACCACTAGAACAAGTTAAGAAGAGCATTGAGGATCTTGATAATCTTGAGAGGAAAACGGAAAGAGGTATGTGGTGGGTGCGACTTGGTCGTTCAAAAAGCATCCTCCTCGCCTCACAAATAGCCCTACTGGAGAGTGTGGTGGAGGCGTTGCCCGATAAATGTAGCGGAACGCAATTGGAGTAAGGCTCATAAAGGGTTGATAATTAGAGATTAAGTAATAAGTATATGATATGCGATACAAAACAAAGCCATGTGAGATAGAGGCTATTCAGTACACGGGTCAGAATGGAACGGAAATTTTAAGGTTCATGTTCCCAGATATTGAAGATGACGGCGTACCGTTTGATGAGACGATTAACACTTTAGAGGGTGATATGCACACCTCTGTTGGTGATTTTATTATCAAGGGATTAAATGGCGAGTTCTACCCTTGTAAGCCAGACATTTTCCACAAGAAATATGAAAGAATTAAATAATAAGTAAAGTTATAAAAAAGTATGAGAGATGTGAGTAAGTGGCTATGAGATTATACAGAAGCAAATCACCTACCTCACCGAGCAGATAAATAAAATCAAGCAACTATGACTAAGAAATCATTGAGCGTAATATTAGCCATGATAATGGTATTACTTCTTCTGTCTATAGCGTTATTATTTGTTTCAGCAATATTTGCTGTGTGGGTGGAAGCTCTACTGTGGGGTAGGGTAGCTATTACCGCAGCTGTAGTGATAATGCTGCTGCTTACTCTTGGTGGTTTTATTGATTATCTAATAGATAGCAAATGACCCTCTCCCACGAGATAGACAAAATCCTCAAAGAGCTTCGTGACTCCCCTTATCTCAAGGTCGATGTGAAGCCGTATCGCAGGAGGATACTAAAGATCATAGAAGAAATAACAAAAACAGATTATGGCAAAAAGCATAGTATCAAAGGTGAATGATTTCGCCCTCGGCATGCTCAAGGAGGAGGAGAATAATTTCCTCGCAACAGATTATCATCGCCTTGTGCAGAACGCAGCGAAATACAGCAAGCAAATTAAAGAATTACCAAAAGGCAAATGGAAAGACAAGAATATCTTGCGCACGTTAGCGAGCTTCTTGATACAGCTCGTGTAACGGTAGAGAAGAAGTCCGCTGATTATGGCAATGACTTTAACCCTTTTGGAGGTTTTGCCTCGTCAAACATCATTGGGGTAGGTACGCATAAGTCTATACTCACTCGTGCGATCGAGAAGTTGGTGCGGGTAAACAACTTATTCGAGCGCAAGAATGAGGTAAAAGACGAGACGATTGAAGATAGCATGTTGGATATTGTGGGGTATATGGCAATTTTGTACGCATATAATAAATCATTAAAAAAGAAAAATGGTAAATAAGGTATTTCTTTTGGGGAACTTAGTGCGTGATCCGGAGCTTGTGGGGGGTGGGAAGGTTACTCGGTTTGTAGTAGCTACCAATGAATACTACAAGAGCAAGGATGGTGAGCGACAGCAACGAGCTGAGTACCATAATTGTGTGGCATTTTCGAAGTTAGCAGAGGTGGTTGCTCGGTATGCCGGGCGAGGCACAAAGGTGTTTATTGAGGGGAGATTGGAGACCCAAAGCTATGAATCTGCTAACGGAGAAAAGCGGTTTAAGACGCAGGTGATTGTCAATATGTTCCAGGTCCTTGATGGGCGTAAAGACAATGACGTGCCACAGCAAGAGGAGCCTGTTGTTGGCAACGATGAGATAGACGTGAGTAGCATTCCTTTTTAATGGCAAAACGCCCCAAGCGCAAAGGACTCATAAACAAGCTGGATAAGGTCTTTAGTGAGCTTATTCGACAACGGGGGGCGTGTGAGCGGTGTGGTAACACGCAAACCCTACAAACATCACACATTTACAGTAGAACGTACCAGTATCTTCGGTGGGACGAAGAGAATGCACATTGTTTATGCGCCAAATGTCACTTTTGGTGGCACAAGAACCCCGCTGAAGCTGGTGAGTTTCTTTTGACAACGCATGGTAGCGACAGAGTGGCAGAGTTAAAGAGACGGCGAAATATGGTGGTAAAGCGTACCGATAACGAATTACAAGCACTTTATGAAGACCTTAAACGAAAGGTTGATCAAAACAACAGGGGCACTTTCAATCCTTGATGACATCGAGGTGGATAAGAGTTACCGAGTTGGGCTTGATGTGGAGATATACTCACAAGAGCAGAAAAGCAGGCAGGACGGCACTTATGACGTGCATTATAAGGCAGCTGTGGTTGGTGGCGAGGTGCTCAAAGAGACTGGTGAGGTGATCAAGGCAAAGGATAAAAAGCGGCAGTCACAAAAGCTCCGGCAGGCAATATACGCCATAGGTGAAGATTACGATAAGGTCATGAGCCTGATATTAGCTAACCTGGAGGATATAATCATGGAGTATGGCCAACATTAGCCAACTAGAAGTATTACTTGAGGATTTCTTCGTGTATGAGCTCACATACAAGGAGATGTCACAAAAGCACGGGAGATCTGTGTCGGATATAGCCCATCAGTTGCGTTCGAGCGTAGATGCTTACTCGCTTGATTGCTTCAGACGGAGGGCTGACGGTATGGAGATACAGGACATTGCCGATGCAATGGGGATGAGCCCATGGATGGTTGGGTTTTTCTTTAACCGGCAGTGTGAAAAGGAGCTTGCGGATCCGCAGCTTCCTAAATACTATTACCCAAAAGCCGATGTCCAAGGAGAAAGCGGAGCGTAATAGGCTCCTTGTGGGATACAGACGACTAGGGTTTAGCTGGGGGGTTATTGCGACTGATTTTAATACAACCCGGTCACGAGCCCGCATGTTGTACTTGTTCCACAAAGACAAATACCCACTAACAAGAGAGCTTTTTGTTGATGTGGTGGAATATATGAGAAAGATTATCAAGGAGGCGTAACAGCCTTCTTTTTGATTGTGGATAAGTATTGAAAGGTGTGTCCTGTGTAGGTAGACAAAAAAAGATACATTGAACATACGCCGTATTGTGCCATCACTTTACAATATTCGGAGGTGCGCTTTGTGCGCAGGGTAAAACCCTCATTCCACTTCAGGTCGTAGTAGACCAACGCCCAGCAGGGTTTAGCGCGGGATTTTGGCGTGTGGATTTCCACCTTTTGTTTTGCTGAAATGATACTACGAGCAGACGAAAACCTCGCACAGAGGATGGCTTGGTATTCATTCTATTCTTATTCTATGTAACTTTATAAAGTTTGTCAATATTAGCATTTCTTTATAAAGTTATATCTTTGGGTGGTCAAAAAGGTTTAAGGGTCGCCACCTCGCCCAAGGGCGATGTGGCTCAAGGGCAAAGAGATCGGCTTATACCTTGATTACGATAAACAGGGAAGACAAATAATTACTTTTTATGACAAAGAAGTCAGTAGAAGTGGGGAGCAACGAAGCACGAGCACTCGAACTCAACGCACTCGCAAACGAGATGTGGGACGTACTCGTAAAGCGAAACGTAGCAATCGGAGAAGCGCAGCTGATCATCAACGCACTCCAAGGGGCACTCAACAACCTAACACTAGGAAGCGAGGCTCCAAAGGAAGAGCCAAAGGAGGAGCCAAAAGAAGATAATAAAGAAAATGCCTGAACTAGGCGGAAGATGTTCCCAGCACTCAATGACAGGCATCTCTAAACAACGCTGGGCTGAAATATTTGGCAATGGAAAGAGGGAGACCAACAAGCCTGACCAACGAAATGTTGCGGGAAATACGGAAACTGACCCTGGAGGGCAAGACACTGCGAGAAATCGCTAAGATTAGCAATACCCCAGAGGGTACTTTATATGCATGGACGCAAGACAATTACCTAAATCTACGCAACCTCATTGACGGGTGGAAAAGAGACCGAAAATTAGCCTTAGCTGAGGGGAATTTAGAGGAGCTCCTCATGTCAAGTGACGAGAAGATTAAGGCGGATATGACTAAGTTTACCTTGCAGACATTAGGGCGCAAGGATTACTCAACCAGAACAGAGCATACAGGGGAGGACGGTTCACCAATCATTATTAAATGGGCAGATGTGGTACAAGGTGACGAGGATAGTGGAGGCGAATAGCCTTGCTGAAGCAATTATTAACGAGGGCGAAGTAATATCAGTCTTTGTAGCAGGCAATGACAGTAAGGATAGTGCAATAGGATTTACCATAGACGCAATACCAGAAGAATATGACGAATGAGTCAACTTCAGGAGGAGCATCAAGATTCTTTTACTGTGCTAAAGCAAGTAAGAAAGAGAGGAATGCTGGGTGTGAGGAGTTGGGGATTAAGCAAACTACTGGAGGTGGTGGTGGAGTAGGAGATTATCTTGAAGATGTTAATTCAGCATCAGGTAAGTATGGTAGTGAAAAAGCACCAGCTAAAAACAACCACCCCACAGTTAAGCCTCTTAAACTAATGGAGTATCTATGCACACTAACTAAAACACCTACAGGAGGTTGTGTCTTGGACCCATTTATGGGAAGTGGTACTACAGGAGTGGCATGTAAGAATACAGGTAGAGATTTTATAGAAATAGAGCGAGAGGAGGAGTATGTAAATATCGCACAGGCAAGAATTAACGCATGAAATGAATAAACAAACAGAGGAACAATTAAATGAATTTTATACTACCCCAGATCCTTGGGGTTACCAGACACACCCTGATGACACTATGCGCAAGCAGGCAATTCTTGGCACGCTTGCAAAGTATGGGGAGTTTGATAAGGGGCTTGATCTTGGTGCTGGTGAAGGTTGGATTACTGCTGATTTACCGGCAAAGGTTAAATGTGGATATGAGCTTAGTGACGTAGCTGCTAGTCGCTTCCCTAAAGGGGTGAAGCGAGTAAAGAAGTTGTCGGGTAAATATGACCTGATTGTAGCGTGTGGAGTTTTGTACAAGGAGTATGAGGTTGAGGCGTTACTAGAAGCTATTAAAAAGCATGCAGGGCGCATTGTTTTAACGTGTAACATTGAGGGGCTTGAGGTGAATACCTTAGACTTCAAAGTTCTTGAAGAGTTTACTTTTCCATATAGAGAATATGTTGAACACCTCGTCATCTATGAAGTGCCTACTGCTCCACAACGTGGGAAGCGTACAGCACAGCAATTACAACACAAGGGAGGAAATACAAAGCGCACCAAAAAACGCAATACTGACGTTTGACGGTGTATATCGCAACGTCTACGAGAATAGGGATTTACTTGCTAACAGGGACGTTATTCTGTTTGTGATGGGTGATTACGTGGGTAAAGATAACGCATTTGATGTAAAGGATAACCCTGAATTACCTCTTGAGCGGTATTGCGACTGGAATGAGATTATGGAGCTTGTGAATACGGGGTGTTACTTAGGGTGGCACACATGGTCGCATAAAGATTTAACAACGCTTTCGTATGACGAGGTCGTTAAAGAGATTACTCCGCCATTTCCTATGGCAACTCTTGCTTACCCCTACGGGCGCTTTAATGATGTGGTCATTGAGGCGGCGAAGGCGGTTGGCTTTGAGAAGGCGTATAGCGTCACTGCGGGGGATAACAGCCCCTACCAGATTACCAGAGAATACCTATGACGATCACAGTCGCAATCATGAGTTACGGTTACGCTCATCTGGCAAGTCATGCCGTAGAGAGCGTATTAGCACAGACACGCAAAGCAGATGAGGTCATCATTGTTGACGATGGCAAGCACGATGGTATAGAGGCAGTGGCTCAAAGATATGGCATACAAGCCATTGTTCGAGAGAACAACCTTGGTATTATCGACAATTTCAATGAAGTTCAAAAAAGAGCACAGACTGATTATCTCCTCATGCTTGGTGCTGACAATTGGCTACACCGTGATTGCTTGGCTGATATGCACGATGTTGTGGTTAATGATCAGGCTGACATTGTTTCTACTGACATAGAGATATGGGGGACAGAGGCACAAGATTTTGCACAACAAGTTAATGCACAAGACTATGTTTGGAAGTTTACACAAGGGGACATTGAGCAGGGTAATTACATCCATGGTTCAAGTTTGTACCGTGTCGCATTGGCGAAAGAAGTGGGTGGTTATGAGCGCAACCCGGCGAGTGTTAAAACAGAGGAAGACTGGATGTTGTGGCGGAAGATGTTGCGTGCGGGGGCGAAGCATACACACATCAAAAGACCGCATTTAATATATCGGCGACATAAAGCTAATTTTCAATGACAAAACTATTCCCTTTTACGCTCATAGCACTTGATATTGGGGCTGCGGCAGTCTATAATGGGTGTTTACTGGATTTCAGCAGCAACTTTAACGCTTTGCGTCACTATATGAAAACATACGTTGTCATCCCGCAATATATCGTATCAGAAGAGCTTGTAACGCTTGCTTGTAATGCTATCAAGAGTTTCAAGGATACGTCAGACGTTACGATCGTGTCTGTTAATGACGGTGGTGTACCTGAATTGGCAAAGATTGTGCAGGAAAAGGCAGACGTTGCTATTGATAATCCGGAGAATATGGGGTTTGCGCCTACTTGCAACAACGGGTTTCAGTGGGTTTTTGATAACGAAGAAGAGGATTGTTGGATAGTGTGCGCTAATAACGACATCGAAGTGTATGAGGGGTGGCACAAGGCCATGACAGAGCCGTTTGAGATGTTTGAGAATGTCGCTATTACGGGGCTTATTTCCAACAAGGAGCGTGTGATTGATGGCGTGCCTATTGAGAAATACTCAAAGGATAAGATTACTGAGGGAGGATTGCTAGATGGTTGGATGCAGGCAGGTGGTCTGTGGCTCAGCAAGAAGTCTATTTTACAAAAGATTGCAGAAGACGGGAAAGTTTTTGACGAACGGTTTAAGGGAGGAGGTTTTGAAGATGTTGACCTGTTTATTCGCATGAGAGACAAGCATGGCATGAAGATTGTCATGAGTGGTCGTTCAATGTTTTGGCATAAAGAAGGGGCAACCCGATGGGATAGTGGTATGCGTGCAAAGTACAAAGCCCTTGATGATGAGAATGGTCGCAAGTTTGAGCAAAAGCATGGATACAATTACTGGACTGCGGGAGTTTGGAAACAAAAAGAATTACTGAATGGGTAGAGAGGTCATAATTCCATACACACCACGCTCTTATCAGCTCGAGGTGCATAACAGTAAAGCACGGTTCCGTGTTTGTGTGTTTCACCGACAAGCTGGCAAGACGACCATGGCTATCAATGAGCTTGTAAAGCAGGCTCTAAAAACGCCCAATAGCGTGTTTTGGTATCTTGCGCCGACTTACAAGATGGCAAAGGACATTGTATGGCGACCTGCTGACGGTATTTTCAAGTATTTACCCAAAGAGCTGATCAAGGGGAGAAATAACACCGAATTAGTCATTGAGCTTGTGAATGGCTCAATTATTCAGATGAAAGGTGCTGATGATCCTGATTCGTTGCGTGGAGCACGCCCTCGAGGCGTTATCTGTGACGAGTATGGCGACATGAAAGAGGAGTTATGGGACGCCGTATTGCGACCCATCATGACGGTACACGCAGACGCATGGTGTTTGTTTATTGGAACGCCCAAAGGAAGAAATCATTTTTTTAATGTTTATAGCAACGGGACGCAAAAGATAGGGGAATGGCAGTCGTTCCTGTTGAAAGCAAGCGAGAGTGGCGTTGTAGCTGCTGACAGGCTTGAAGCAGCGCGCAAGGAAATGCCTGAGGCGGTGTATATGCAAGAGTTCGAGTGTGAGTTCTTGGATAGTGCTACATCAGTTTTTCGAGATGTTGACGCACTCATTACTGACGGAGAGCTGAAAGGTATCAACACCCGGTATCAAGGAGGTGTTGACCTTGCGAAGTACAACGACTGGACTGCTATTGGTATGTGTAATGTGCATAATCTGCATGTTGGGATAGTAGACAGATTCAATCGTATTGATTGGTCAGTTCAAAAGCCTCGCATTGAGGCTCGATACCATGAGTATGGCCAACCTGTTATGTACATGGACGCAACTGGTATTGGTGAGCCCATTGTAGAAGACCTGATGAACGCAGGGTTAAGCGTTGAGCCGTTCAAGTTTACCAATAATTCGCGCAATGCGTTGCTTTCACACCTAGCGACGCTTGTAGACCAGCGTAAGGTGTATTTCGTAAAAAATGAGCATACGCACGAGCTCATGAATGAATTAAAGCTATTTCGCTATGACGTAACGTCTGGAGGGCGGGTGACAATGACTGTCCCCGAAGGGAAGCATGACGATACGGTTATGGCGGTAGCACTATCTGTGTGGGGTATCTTTGATCCAACCCCAAGCAGAGATCCACTCTATAACCCCTCCCCAATTATGAAGTTTGAAGTGAATTATGATTAAAAAGGAATACTCGCCAAGCGATATTGAGTCGCAGGCGATACAAATTATTTCTTCGGAAGTCCGTGAGTGGGAGGATGGTCAGTGTTGGATTACCGACAAGATTGCCATCAACATGAAGAAAGTGGTCGACAGAGCTCGGCAGAACTACTTTGGCAAATACTCACAAGACCGAGACCCTGGAGCAACGACTGACAAGGTATTTGACCCTATTACTGAAATTATGGTCGATACTGTTGTTCACTCGATTGACCTTGACCCTAAGCACGTTTTCATTAAAGCAAAGAACCCAGAGCATGTAGACTTTGCGAACCTTGCTCGCATGATCATCAAGGATTACTTGCACAGAGTAAGTTTTGGTGAATTGCTTGATGATGTTGAGCGTTTTGCAGCTATTGATGGTACTGCTGTGGTGAAAGCGTTCAAGGCAAAGAACTATAAGACTGGTAAGAATGAATTGAACACCTACCTTGTAGACTTGCGCAACTTTTACATCGACCCGAACGCTAATAACATCCAAGACGCTACGTCTGTTATTGAGCGTGCTGTGGTGAGTATTAACGAGTTTCAGGCGTATAACTTCAACAACGCTGAATACGTTACAGGAAGCAAAGATGTCGCCCTTTACAACGGACTAGAGGCTGAATCACGAGGTGAAACGCCTATGGTTGAGCTGTATGAGCGGTGGGGTGTCTTTGAAAAGTACCTCATGACTGGCAGGGAAGAAGATCGAGATGTCTATGTCGATGGGCGCATTGTTGCAAGCTCAACAGGAGGTAAATGGGTACTGCATGAGATTGAAGAAAACAAGAACCCTAACAAGTACAAACCCTACGAAGAGTGGCAACTCAAGCGAGTACCTAACCGATGGTACGGACGTGGAATTGCAGAGACATTGTTCTCGCACCAAGCATACGCCAACGTACTGGCGAATATGCGTAAGAACGTCAATCTGACGAAAGGGTTGGGGTTATACGAAATCCGCGAAGGGTCTGGAATCAAGCCTTCGGACTTGCGAGCATTAACCGAAAGCGGAGGAATTGTTGTGAAGCGTTTGGGTGAGGATATTCGACCGTTCCCAGATAGAGACTTCCACTACGACCAGTCGCTTAACGAAACCAATCAGCTGTATAACGTGGCACAGCGTGTTACGGGAGCAACAGAGCTTGCACAGGGTGAGCAGTTGCCTGCAACAACATCAGCGACGTCAGCGACTATTCAGAATCAGAACCTTAATACTCGTTGGGACTTCATTAAAGAAAGTTTGGGGCGATTTGTTCAGCGGGTTGTTGAGCGTCATTACCTACCAATCATCAAGGAGCTATTAAGCTCAGAGGAGATCTTGCGTATTGCCGGTGACAGTAAGTTCCTTAAAGACTTTGATGAGCGAATTATCACGTCACGCCTTAATCGAGCGATCATTAAGTACGTTGAAGACAACTTTGAGCCACCTGCACCAGAGCAGATTGCTATGCAACGAGAGCTCTTGAAGTCTCAAATGCGCAATCAGGGTGCTGACCGGTTTATGAAGAATGTTAAAGAGGTGTTCAATCCGGACTTTGACATCGAGGTGCATGTCACTAACGAAGAATTGAGCAAGGACACGCAACTGCAAAACATCAGAGATGCTATTGCTAACCTTGCACAAGTTTCACCAAACTTTGACGTAGATGCCTTGATTGAAGACTGGATGGACTTGTTGGGCATGGATATTCGTCGCTACTACAAGAAGCCTGACGAAATGCAACAGCAAGGAATGCCTCAGCTCCAAGCGCAGGGAGGTGGTCAACAGCCACAACGCCAACCAACGCCTGAAGAGGTAATTGCCAACGCTGAAGAGCGTGTTGGGCAAGGGAGAACGTTATGAACAAAGAGTTAAAACAAAAGATTAAAACAAACCCCGTATGGGGTGAGTTCAAAGAGTACATGGAGGAATATATCGCAAGTATCGACAAGATAAGCGATGTTCCTGACACGGCCACATTCGTAGCACGACAGACACGGATTGATGAGCTACGAGGGCTATTAGAAGAAATCAGCAATTAACGGGTTACCACCCACATTGCACCTTAATATTAAATGCTACACATGGATCACGAGACAAACCCTGCTGTATCCGACGCAGAAGCCCTAGAGCAGGCTGACGCAGGTTCAGAGGATGTGGAGGCTGGAGTGGATTCAGTTCTCTCAATCGACGACCTTAAAAAGGTGACTGGTCGCGAATACGCTACACGCGAAGAAGCGATTGAACACCTTAAAAACCTGAACAGTTTTGTCGGCGACAAAGAAGTTGCCGAAGCTCGCAAGGCTGCTAAGGAATACAACGAGTTCATCAATCGGTACGCCGATACGAATGGACTCACCCCGGCTGAAGCGAAAGCTCAGTTACTGGGGTCGATTGAACAGGCTGAAGAGCGAGACGAGGATGACGCTACTGCAAGTATTAAAAAAGAGCTTGCGGCTATGAAGTCTGAATTGGCTCGCAAAAACTTCCTTGAAGAATATCCTGAAGCGAAAGCGCACATTAAAGCCATTGAGGCTGGTGCGAAGGGCGCAGGAGAAACGCTTGACGAGTTTTATCGCTCAAGTGGATTACAGGAAGTTATTACCAACTCTAGTAAAGTCCAGCAAGCAGAACAATCTAACATAGTAAGCGCAAAATCACGCGTTGCTAAGAGTTCTGCTGCTCGATTTAATCAGTTATCAGAGGCTACACGGAAAAACCCCACAGAGGAGAACCGGCAAGCACTCGTAGCTGAGTTTTTGAAGCAAACAGGACAGCTCTAGCAATAGATTTTGCCGGAGACACATTAAATGGCAACTGACAATCAATTACGTACTTACGGTGATGCGTCGATTGTACAGGATGTCCTTCCAATGATTGAGAACCTTACAGCAAAAGAAAACTTTTTGCTCAACTCTCTTGGAAAGACTTCTGCAATCTCAACCGTACATCAGGTTCAAACTGATACATTGGCTACTCCTGGATCATTGGCGGTAGCCGAAGGTGGTGACTACACCCTTTCTGCTCGTACGACTCCAACATTGCGAGCTAACATTGTTCAAAACATTGTTCAGCCTTTCGCAGTTACTCGTACTCAACAGAAGGTTGCTCACTACTCAGGTGAAAACGAACTGGTTCGCCAGACTGAAAAAGCACTTTCAGAATGGGCCAGCGGTGCAGAATTTGACATCGTTCGCAGCACGCTCGTATCTGGTGCTTCAGGAACGATCGCTAAGATGAGCGGAATCATTGAGGCCATCTCTAAGTCAACAAACACTACTGCTCACACTTCTGGTACTGTATTCTCTGCTTCAATCTTGAAGGGATTGATGAAGGGTGTATGGGACAACGGAAACGGAGCTGTTGTGACTGACGTGTTCATGGGTTCATACCTCAAGACCGTCTTTGATGGCTTTACTGCCGGATCAACCAAGTACATGGACGCTGACTCACGCGTTGTCTACGATACTGCATCAGTATTCGAAGGTGGAGCGTTTGGACGCGTATTCGTACACACACACCGCTACGTTCAGCAGAGTGGAGACACTACTGGTCGTATCCTTGGTATCAATCGTGACAAAATCAAGATTGCGTACCTTGAACGACCTTACATCGACACTGGGCTTGGTCGTGACGGTGATTACGACAAGCGAGCAGTCGTTGGTAAGCTGACCGTTGAGGTTCGCAACCAGGACTCAAACTTCTTCTCTAACGGTTTCGCACTTGCGTAATCTGAGCGAAGTATAATTTACGGTTTGGGCGGAGTGTCCTAGCTCCTGCCCAAGCCCTAGGGCAAATTATATGAAGATAGAAACATTTAAGCCGGGGAAAATAGATAGACGGAGATGGATTGGACTATGCGTTCAATACTTCAAGAACACAGAACCGGCTATGTATGCGTACTTTGTGGCTGACAACACGATGAGGCGAAACACTAAGGCTAACAAGTTTGGTGTGGTGGATAAAAAACAGGACTCCGACTTGCATGAAGAAGGGGCTCGGGAAACATTACGGTTACCGACAAAGCTCTTGCGCATGATTAACGCCGAGATACCAGACCCTGACGATGGCATGAAGATGAAGCCTGTTATTGACCCGCCTTTCCTTGTTCCGGGACAGGGGCTGACTAAGGAGAAAGAGTTGTTAGGGGTAAACGAGACCAAGTGGTTCATTAAACAATATCCTGAATTTTCAGTAATAGAAAAATACTAACATGAGTAAACCATTTCTTTCGCTCGCAATGATTGTTGCTCCAACAGACCGTGAGTCAGAATTACTTGACCGCTGTCTAGCAACAGTTGCTGACCACGTTGATGAGATCTGTATCACTATCACGGGGCGTAATAAGCAGTGTAAAGAGGTGGCACAAAAGTACGGCGCGCACATTTCATACTATAAATGGGACGGAGATTTTGCCACGGCACGCAATTTCAACTTCTCGCAAGCTAAGGGTGAGTGGATTTTATGGCTTGATGCAGACGACATTGTTCGTAATGCAGACGCTATTAAGCCTCTGCTGCAACGAGAAGACGTTGCCGACAAGGATGCCGTTGTTTCTGATTATTTTTATGACTTCAATGAGGATGGGGACTGTATTGTTCGCCACCTCAAGACGATGATCATCAAGAACAACGGGGCTATCAAGTGGTCTGGGGTTGGTATTCATGAAGATTTTACCTCAGAACGCCAGATTGGGAGTGTATATACCACGGTTTTTGAGCGTATTCACCAGCCTGACAAGAAGGATATTGATGATTCTCGAACTCGAAACCTTGAAATTGCTAAGGATTGGATTGAGAAACGACCAGACGACCCTCGTGTATGGTGGAACCTTGCCAATTCATACATGATGAACGGCCGTTTTGAAGAAGCGATTGATGCTTGGTATGAGTTTATTGGCAGAAGCAATAGTGACGAGGAGAAATATATTGCATACGACCGTTTGGCGACTGCGTATACATCCTTGAAGCGTTACGACGACGCTTATGAAGCCGAATTACACGCCCTTGGTATTCGCCCTTGGTATCCAGATGCATGGATTGGCCTTGGCCACCTTGCTTTTATTGAAAAGAAGCTCAAACACGCCAAATTTTACCTCTTGGAGGGGATGAAATTGCGCCCACCAACAGACGAGATCATTGCATACAACCCTCGAACGTACGATTTAATCCCATTACAGCTACTTGCGAAGGTATATTACCTGAACCGAGAGCCTGAAAAGGCGTTAGAGTGCCTTGCAAAAGCTGTTGAGCATTTCCCTAAGAACAAAGAATTAAAAAGAGTACATGCCGAAATCAAAAAAGAGGTTGAAGACCTTGAAGCGGTTACGAAGCTTCTTGAAAAAGCTAAAGAAGCGACTACAAAAGAAGAAATAGCCGAGGTTCTTGAGAGCTTGCCGGATGAGTTTAAGCACCATCCGATGGCTACGCATTTGCGCAACGTTCACTTTGTAAAAACAGAGACAACAGGCAAAGAGGTGACAATCTTTTGCTCTGAAACGGTTGATAACTGGTCGCCAGACTCGCTCAAGACGGGTATTGGTGGCTCTGAAGAAGCGGTTATTCATCTTGCTACACGTTGGGCGAAGGCTGGGTATGACGTGACTGTCTATAACTCGTGTGGAAACAAAGAGTTTGAGCAGAACGGTATTAAATGGAAGCCTTTTTGGTCATGGAACCCTCGAGACAAGTTTGATGTCTTGGTTTTGTGGCGACACCCGGTCTTTGTAGACCTCGGTATCAACGCAAAAACGGTTCTTGTTGATCTGCATGACGTTATTCCTGCCGGTGAGTTTACCAAAGAACGCCTTGCGAAGATTGACAAAATCATGGTCAAGAGTAAGGCGCATAGAGACCTTTTCCCAGAGGTTCCTGACGAGAAGTTCGTCATTATTCCTAATGGGGTTGACCCGTCACAGTTTGACGGAGATGTAGAGCGCAAGCCCTACAAGATGATTTACACCTCAAGCCCAGATCGAGGACTTGAGTGCGCAATTAAGCTCTTTAAGGAGATTAAAAAGCAAGTACCGCAGGCAACGCTTGACTGGTACTACGGCTGGAACACCTTTGACAAGATGTATTCCAACGACGCTGACATGATGGCGTGGAAGCAGAAGCTCGTGAAGCTGATTGAGGAAACTGATGGTGTTACAGCGCATGGACGCATTGGACACTTCGAGATTGCAAAGAAGTATCAAGAAGCCTCGGTGTTCTTCTATCCTACGGAATTTTACGAAATCCACTGTATTTCAGCGGCTAAGGCTCAAATGGCGGGTGCAATTCCTGTGACAACAACCTTTGCTGCGCTCGATGAAACGGTACAGTTTGGATTGAAGATCGACACGGATAGCATTTACTCCGACAAAGACGCGCAATCTGAAATGATTGAATCTGCGGTAACGGCGTTGCGTAACAACGACTCGTTTGACCGCAAGGCAATGAAAGAGTGGGTTATCAAGACGCATGACTGGGATACGGTAGCTGAGAAATGGACTAAATACTTCAACCTATGATACTTGAACACGCCCAAGTAGTGAAATCACTCGAAGCCACTCCAGATACGCTGGAGGATTATGGGTTTAGTGAGAGTGATGGTGAGCGATATGGGTGGATTGTTGAGCGCGCGGAGTTTGATAATGACATCCGGGCGTTTCAGCTTATGCGATACTTTGGCGTTCATGAGGGGGCATCAATGAAAGAATTAAAGCAGGCTCGTGATATTTATGACTGGGTGCTTGATCACACACAAGAAGACATAACACCTGCGTTGCAAGAGGTAGAACTCAAGATTGGAAAGCATGTAGGGACTGAGCGTATTTCAAGGGTTTGGACATATCTTGCGCTACAACGACAAGAACAGGCAATACAAGGGCAAATTAAAGCAATGGAACTATGAAGCAGCCTAAATTACGCCCAGCAATCATTTATGAGGATGGGAAAGTGTACGTAGAATTTACCTTTGAGAAGTTTGCCGAATTACTTGAAGAATACTACGAAGGTGACATGGTGCTTGCTCTTGAAGCGGTGGAAACACAGCTAAGAAACGAAACACGTAAAGTATGACGCAAGCAGAAGTACCAGAAATACACCGAGAGGAGCACGATAGCGACTCTGGAAACATTAAACAAGACGCGTACTATTGGGACACCAACGATCTTCAATGGAACAAGCTCAGTGGAACAAATAACGGTATCAAAATCACCGCATGAAGGCTGAAATCCCTGAAATTATCCGACGTGAGCACGACTCTTCGTCTGGCCATAAAAAGGCTAACCTGTATTACTGGAATACAGACACTTTGGCGTGGGAGAAGGTTGGCGGAACAAGCTCTGGAATTAAAATAGACTTCTCGTCTGTTAATTTGAATGATCTCAACGATGTGAATGCGGGCAGCCCAACTGATGGGCAGGCTTTGACGTGGGATAACGCAACGAGCAAATGGATTGCATCAACCATAGCGTCTGGTGGGACATGGGGTTCTATAACAGGAACCCTGTCCGACCAAACGGACTTGCAGACAGCATTAGACGCAAAACTAGCCAACGTCGTAGAAGATACCACGCCACAGCTTGGGGGAGATTTAGATACGCAGGGGTATAAAATCAAAACAACTGATAGTGCGGATAAGATTAGCTTTGAGAGCGCAGTAACAGGAGAGGGAACGCCACCAAGCACAACAACGCAGAGTGTTCCGAGTACAGCAGATGCTGGTGTGGTGAGTTATTGGAAGATGGATGATAACGGGGTTCAGCCTGATGTTGCTAATGACGCTAATTGTTTGCTTGCATATAAGTTTACTGAAGGAAGCGGAACAACTCTTGATGACGCGACGAACAACAACAATGACGCAGCAATTACTGGTGCAGTGTGGAGCAGCGAAACTCCTTTTGCGAGTGGAAATAGTTTACACTTTGATACAAGCACGGACTATGCTCGTGTTGATACGGTTAACATTGGAAAGACGCAACAATCGGGAGCTCTTGAGTTTTGGTTTAAGACAGCAACAGCAACGACGGGAACGACGATTGCAACATATTCGTCGTCAGGGAGTGATGTTGAATTAATGATGTTTGGATATGCCCTTGGAGGCTCATGGGCGCCAGCGGGTAATAGCCGTTTATATCTTCGCTCGTACAAAGCAAATAACGACGCAAACGACAATCAAATTTTAGGTTCAACAAGTTTATCCGATAACACGTGGTATCATGTCGTATTTGCGTCTACGGGGAGTGGCTATAGAATATATTTAAATGGAGTTGAAGAAACTTTGACTGTATATCGTGGTTCTAATGATGGGGATTGGTTTGCTGACTTAAGCGGAGCTATCAATCACTATATGCATCTTGGTCGAGGTGTTCGTCAATCAGGGCAAATAGGGTCAGCATACGGTCATATCGCTTACTTTTCTATGCTTGACGCAGTACCGAGCGCTGATGAAATTATGCGTCGCTATCGTCAATCGCAATCAACCTTCATTGCTGATTATGTAGGGAATAACCACGGGGCGATTAGTGGCTCAGGCTTTACCACTGGCTTATTTGGCTATACAGGCGACTACGCCCTTAACCTTGAATCGTCCTTAGACACGGATTATGTGACGGTGTATTTGAATACAACGCTACCAGCAGAACTACAGACATTGTCTGATGCTATTTCCTTCCAGGCGTGGATTACGCCAGAGAGTGTAACGGGGACAGCTCCTTCTGACTGGATACAAAATTACACCATAATAGAGCTTCGTCGTAATACGACGACGGGTGCTCATGTGCCGTTCTCATTTGGTATTACGAACAGCAAGCTCTCACTTGGCGTAGCTGACAATTATATCACAGGGGCTCAAAAAGTATATAGCACAACAACACTTGTGGCTGGGACACAGTATCATGTTGCATTTACTATTGACGGCGATAATTGGGTGTTGTACATCAATGGTGTAGCTGATGCGAGTGGAACATTTACAGCGACTGGAGACCGCAGTGTAGGGTCGGGTGCAAGCAGCTTAATGCTTGGCGTTCGTACGTCTGATGGTGGCGTGGTTGACCCCAACTTTGACTTTGATGGTATTATTGATAATGCTATTTTGTATAACGATGTAAGAACAGCAACTGAGATGAAAAATGATTACATCAATGGACTTAAAGGAGGAGGGCAGGTACTTCATTTGAAACTTGATGACGGATCGGGGACAACAGCAACTGACAGTTCAGCAGAAGGGAATAATGGGACAATCACGGACGCTACTTGGACAGGTAGTGGAGCCTTTGGATACACAGGAGATAACGGGCTTACCTTTAACGGAACAAGTGCGAAAGTTGAGATTGCAGACGACGACACGCTTGATTTCACGGGAAGTTATACCGCTATCATTTGGGTAAAGACTTCAACAAATTTCTCAACGAACGCCATCTTCTTTAGTAAGTACGACGACGGTATTACACCAGGTTGGCTATTGAGATTTGATGCGAACGACAAGATAAATTATTCGCATAAGCCTTCAAGCGGAAGTGCTAATAATATTATTTCATCAAGCTCTTACAACGACGGAAATTGGCACATGGTCGCAGCGAGGTTCACAGAAGGGACGGGGTCTGAGTTATTTGTTGATGGGGTGTCCGTAGGAACGGCAACTACCACAACAGTTTCGTGTGGGGCAAGTACGATGAAGGTTGTGCTAGGGGCGCAAGATTACGCTCCTTTCCCTCGTTACTATACAGGACAGCTCGACCAAGCGATGCTTTACAACTATGCTCTTACTGATGATGAAATCCTTGCTATCTATAATGCAGGGCTAGCAGTAGGAAATGCCTTTTACTTCAACACTACTAACGCCTTTGCTTCTGCTTCTGAATTGATGAAGTTCGCCAATAACGATACTGATAAGTTCATTATCTACGGAGACGGTGGAATTGAAATGGCGCTCCAGACTGAAAGCCTTCGCATTAAGGACGCAGGAAGTACAGGGGCAACTGAACAGGACTGGGTTGAAGTGGAGACTGGAGGCAATACAGGGTATCTAAGAGTATTTAGCACAAAATAATATGGCAACACTAGACACAAAGAGAATGACCGCTAAAGACGGTCAGATATACGAGAAGATTGATGATGTCCAGGTCACCAAACTGATTGAAGAATGCGATAAGAATATCCTGTACTGGACCACTCGCAAAGCTGAATTGACAGGAAAGGTGCAGATGCGAGACCAACAACGAGAAGCAATTAAATCCGCTACAACGGAGGTTACTGGTGAAACTGTACGAATATGACGACGTTCTTTTGCGTCTAGGCATCGGGACTGGCGCAATAATCTTTGGAGTATTGTGCTTCTACGCTGCTGGGGCGCAGTTCTTTATAACAACATACCAACTTGCAAAGGAGGCTATCCGTGGGGAAGCGTAACAGTCAACATCAGCTGACGTGGCATCACAAGACTCCTCGGAGTCGTCGGGGGAGCGATCACCCCGACAATCTCGTGAAGCTGCCTCGGTGGTTCCATCAGGCATGGCATCACCTGTTTGAAAACATGACGACCGGGGAAGTTCAAAAGTTCATCTTCATCGTCATGAACAGTCAACGGTCATTTACCACACATGAGCTCAAAGAACTTCGAGAGCTCATCAAGAAAGGAGGGGACAATGGCACGCCTATTGCTCACTATGCTCCTCGTCGTTGCCATTGTGGCAGGGGTGAGCGGTGCATCTGCTGAAGAACGAGGGTTTTGGGATAAAATCCTTTACCCCTCGAGTGCAACTCACCCTGAGCACGAAATCACACTCCAAAACACTTGGGGGTGGAACGGTGCAGGGCGAAAGTTTGACGGCTTCATCATCACGATTAGTGACCTCGAAAAGTTTGCCCGATTTCACCTGGAGTTCGCAGCAAGCGACTCCTACCATCTCTCCACCAAGGAGAAGTCAATCCATGTTCCTGACGGAGTCGGATTGGTTATTGATGGTATTGGCACTCTTGATGTGTCTGGGGCTGAGGTCGGGTCGATCAAGACGGTCACGACGCGCAAAGACTTCTATATCCTACCGGCATTGAGCATCCCTATCTTCACATGGAACACCAAGTTCCCGGTGAGGCAAGGGCTTCAGCTCAAGGTAGAAAGTAGGGTTGGCGCAGGCTATGAAGTTCGCGCATACATCGAAGAAAGCACCTTCACGGTTAAGTTACTTGACCCTGAAGGCGGCGAAGGTGAAACGATCTCGTTGCCGTACACCAATAGTGGTGCTGACGACGGCGTAGCGTTTCAAAAGATACTGGTGTTTGACATCGGCTTTATCCATACGGAACAAACTCTTACCTATTCCTACCCGAAGACCCTTCGGTTCACAACAGGCATAGGTGCAAGATGGTAGCTCGACTATGGGCATGGGTGGCAGGCATTGCACTCATCGCATTGCTGGTACTGTTCGTCTGGGAATGCTTATTCAGACGACAATTCACGCTTCGTGAATACATCGCCGGCACGCTCTATGCGGTGTACATGGCGATCTTCGCTGTGGTTGGTTCAATTCTGTCGCCCCTGTACCTTGTCTGACACACAATCAAGGAGGGGTTATGGCAACGGAAGTAACATTTCATTGCCCAGTATGTGGTGGAGGGATGAAGCGAGTCTTTTCTTGCTTCACCCTCTACTACTATCTGTGCGAGGCATGCGAGGTTATACGGCGGTATAAACTCATAACAAAGGAGGATGAAAATGAAAGCTCCGACTCAAGCTAGCTACGAAAAGTGCGTCGTTATCAACGACGTGCACATTCCCTTCCATGATGTGAAGGTTGTTCGGCTCCTGTTTGATTTTTTGAAATGGTTTTCCCCGGACGTGGTCATCATTAACGGCGACCTTCTGGACTGCCAGACGGTTGGACGTTTCGTCAATGATCCGTTCAAGGAAGTATCTATGGTTGAAGAAATCAAAGAGGGGAGGGCATTTCTCGCAAAACTACGGGCGACTGTGGGCGAGGACTGCAAGATCCACTATGTGTACGGGAATCATGAGCATCGATTCCAAAACTACATCATCGAGAACGCCCGCTCATTGCATGGACTTGAGGGCTTGTCTTTGGCGGAACAGCTTCACTGCAAGGATTACGGCGTTCGCGTCGTATACAGCGGTCTCAAAGAGTCGTACATGAAGTACGGCGAGCTCTATGTTGGGCATTACAACAAAGTGTCC